TCACTCACAAACTGTCCTGTAGCTGTTGTTCCTGCACCCCCTGCAGTTAGAGCAATTGTTGAACTGGAATCAATAGTGCCAGCTAAATCCCCAGCTGTCCCTGCAGCAGTTGATGTTTGATTAGAAAAAGCACTAACAGCACCTGTAGCTGGAGCAGTAGTTACCAAGGCATCTCCTTGAGTAAAACTTTGAGTGAAGCTGAAGCTTTCGCCAGCAGTTGCTTGAACAGCAGATAAGGTTGGAATAGAGCCAACTCCTGATGTGATTGTCATAGCACCAATAGAGTTAGTAGATGCTCCACCCTCTGGTGTATAACTCGTTGTGACATTATTTCCTGAAACACTATATGTATTTCCTAAACGCTCTACGTTTGTTGCACTAGCGTTGACAGTAAGCTGTACACTAGCCGATAGTTTATGACTGATATCTGCCTTTGCTGCTGGTGCAAATATCAATATCAACAAAGGGAGAAATTTTTTCATCTTTCTATACTTATTGTTTGCTATACATAAGTTTACATGAGCGAAACTTAGTATTAATTGGATTATAAAATGACTGAAAATTCAAAAGAGTCTTCTAAATCACAACAGAAGAAAAATGTTTTTGAAAAGATTAAAGAAAACATAGATGACAAAGATGAACAATTAGCATTTATCTCAGTCATAGTAAGGCTTGTCGTAATCGCCTGGAGCGGATTTATCGTCAGCCTTAACTACATATCTATTCCAGGATATAGTAATGAGCCCAAGGATATTACATTTCCAGCTTCGATTCTGACAGGAGCGATTTCAACATTCGGTATTGAAGCATCACGAAAAAAAGGTGAAAAATCTAAAGATATTGCCAGTAAATCCAATGCAGTTCATACTCAAATATTACGTATAGAACAGGCTCCAATAAAAATTATTACTGAAAATACTAACAAGTGACATGTACTACAAACAAAGAAGAAATTGGGGAGTAATAGCTTTAGTATCCATCTTAGGTCTTTCTAATGTCTCTATGATGAATACTTTAGTTTCTCAAAAGTTTAGAAATCCTTATCCGAATTTAAATTTACCAGTAGGTCCTTATACAAGTTACAGAGTTGTAGCTAAAGAAAATGGATATAGTATTAGTTACAGAGCTAATGATCCAAAAATTCTTGCAAGAACTAAACTTGTCGATGATGAAAAAGGCTTATTTAATAAAAAATCTAAATTAAATTTGAGAGAAACTTATACGATGAATGGGGAATCATCTCCTAGTCAGCCAAATGGCTCTGTGATGACTGATAAAGACATAGCCTGCATAAAGGTAGAAGGAAGCGGAAATGCAACTGGAAGGGTTGTAGGAGCCTCTGTAGGGGTAAAAGCAGCACCTGTGGTTAGTAACATACCAATTGTGGGATGGTTAGCAGCTGGACTCGTTACAATGTTTGCTCAAGATAAAGGATCAGAAATAGGTGGGGATATAGCTAAAAATTATAATGATTGTTAGTAGCTAGATAGAATTTAGGAAGCTATACTCAAATTAATAGAATATTAATTATGTCTTGCAAAGTTTCCTTAGAAAAATTAGAAGATACGTTAAAACAATTAGCGGAACAACAGACCAGTATGGCTAATGATATTAGGTTAAAAGATTTAGATTTAAGTCAGACAAAAGAATCCTACTTAAAAGTTTTAGGAGCCATTGAAATAGTTCAGTTCCTTAAAAAAGAAGTGGAACATCCTCCAGAAGAAGAGCCAAAGATTGATATTGCTGAGGTCACATGATATGTTGTCGGAGATGAATCAAGAAAGATATAAAGCTCTTAGATTGTTAGCCGATCATATTCGAACCCCGTCCCGTGATTTATACTTAAATGCAATTTTTAATGATGTGAAAGATGAAGATTTAAAGTGGGTGACTGAGAAAATTCATTATTATTTATTAAGATTGTTAGAAGAATCAGACTGTGAGATAGAAGAAGAGATAGATTTAGTTCCATTAATGGAATAAAAGATACATTTGTGCAAGTTTATGCAGCATAGAGTTTTCTCAAAGCTGCATAATATATGATTAATTGCGAGCAAGATTTACTAGTCAACCTAATTGAACTATCTCCTCGCAATGCTCGACGAAAATTTAGACAGTCAATATTTGAGTCATGGGAATGGAAGTGTGCGTATTGTGATAAAGATTTAGATACGAAGTCTGCAACTATTGATCACATAGTGCCGAAGTTTAAAGGTGGACATAATGTTAAATCAAATATGGTTTGTTCATGTTCTAAATGTAATAGGTCAAAAGGATCTGTATTACTAGAGGATTGGTATAATTCATCAAATTCTTGTTATTCAGAGGAAAGACTTGGTAAAATAAAGCATTGGATAGAAGATAATAGTGCTCCTATTAAGCTTGTATCTTCAGATAAAGCTACTCCGTACATAACAAATGATTTCTACATCGGATGGATCTCAAGCTAAAGCCAAAGCGTTTTTAAAAGATAAGAGTCAGAAAATTATGGAATATATGCCTGAATTACAAAGGGCACGTATGCCAGATGCTCTTGCTAGAACTGAGGGTGGCGAAGATCAAAGTATTCGAGCTAAGGTACAGAAAGGTACTATAAAAATTCTTTAATGAATAATATAAATCCAAAAGATGCTGCATTAGTAAATGAGCATCTAGTCCAGTGTCTTCGAGACTCTGTAATGGTTTTGCATCAAACTCAACTAATACATTGGGGACTTCTAGGTTCAAAATTTTATCAAATTCATCTTCTTACAGGAGATATTCAGACTGAAATGACTGAAGGTATAGATAATATGGCTGAACACATAAGATCTATAAACGTAATGACACCAACCAGTGTTGCAGATTTATTATCATCAAGAATTAAAGATATAGAAAAATTTGATCCTTTTGATCAAGATAAACTTATTTTAGATATAAGCGTAGCCCACGACATGCTTGCAGGAGCATTTGAGGAATTAGCTAAATATGCTGGCATGATTGGAGATGATCTAACACAAGATTTAGCTGTTGAGAGAGGTAGAGTTCATAAGAAAAATCAATGGCATCTTAGAGCTACAATGACATATATGACTAATGATAAAGAGAGCACTGATGTCAAAGAGGGCAAAAGCTAAACAACTTTCAAAAGATCATTTGAAATGTAATAAGCCAAAGAAGACTCCAAGTCATAAAACAAAGTCTCATGTTGTTAAAGCATGTAAAGATGGTAAAGAAAAAATAATTAGATTTGGTCAACAAGGTGTTAAAGGAGCTGGTAAAAACCCAAAATCTGAAAAAGATAAAGCTAGAAAGAAATCATATTATGCAAGGCATAATGCACAAGATCCAAACCCTGATAAGTTCTCAGCTAGGTACTGGTCACATAAAGTTAAGTGGTAATTAGATAAGACTCCAACTTCTCCACCATTTAGTAATAATATATTTATCACCTTTCAATGGTGGCAAGGCTTCATGCATGGTTTTGTAATTCGGAAAACCATTGATATATAAGTTATTCCATCCTATTAATAAGCCTTTTTTTGGTTTAATTTTTAAATTTAAATACTTAAAATATGTTTCTCCTCCTTCTTCAACATCATTTAAATAAATCATAGTTGTCCAAGTTCTCTGTCCCATCCATTCACAATAAGTTTTATATTCGTGATTAAAAGGTGAGAAAAAATCGTAATGTTCTTTATAGTATTCACCAACTTCATATTTTTGAGCCTGCATTGTTTCTCCAAGAAATGGTTTTAAATTCATTAATTTTGATATTTTTTGATCAATACTTAAATAAAATGGATCAGTAAAGTAATTTAAGTCTGAAGTTTTACTTGTACGATAATCATTTACTAGGCATGTATCATCTTTGTCTGCAACAGTTGAAGGTCTAAGAGTTCTTGATATCATTAAAATTAATTTATTACACTCATCATTAGATAAGAAATTTTCTTGTTTATACAGTTGAGTAAATGGATAATAAATTCTCTGAGCTTTTTTTGTTATATTATTTTTGTAAAAATCTTTATAATTTATTTTTTTTGGTTTATTTTTAAAAGAAGCTAAGATTTGTAATTTTTTTATTTGATCATTATTTAAATTGTAATTTTTTTTAAATTCTCTAACTACTTGAGTTTTACTTGCCCCACTAATTGAAGCTTCTGTAAAATACCTTATTAGATCCTCTATTTTCATTTTTAAGTTTTACTAGTCTTAGAATACAGTGAAACATAGGAATTTCAAATGACTACTATAGCTGTTAGTTTCATGATACTTTTTGGAAGCAGTTATGGAGTAAGTTCTATGCTATTAAAGAGAAACGTAAGAATCCATGACCCTAGCTACAGATCCCAAGAAACATTTGGAAGAGTTTATAAGATCGAGAGATCTGAAGAAGAGTGGTATTGATGACGATATTCCTGATATTCCAAACTTCACTGTAGATACTAGATCCTAAACACTGTATAGTGTTGCTCCTTAATTCACTGTTGGTAATATATGTATAAAGGTTTTAAATTATATGGATGTCAACCTCCCAGTAGATCAGGAATTTGCAATTCATGCTGCTGCAATCGCAATCCAAACTTTAGACCGAGTAGAGTTAGAAGAAGCATTTATTGAGCTTTTACATCAGAAAGCACTAGATCGGCAAATGTTTTATGGCATTATGAAAGATCACGGAATAGATGCAGACATCCAATTTCAGTTCTCTACTGAAGGTCAAATTTCTTAAAAACAATGGCTACAAGAAGAATTAACGGAACCCTTGACACATTTAGTGTTGATTCAGGATCAGAAATTACATACGTAGGTGGATCAACCACAGGCGATAAAAGTGATGATGTAAGAGGATTTGAAGTAAACCCAGGTGGAACAGGTAACATCATTGTAAATCTTGAAAAGACATCAGGTATTCGAAATGTTCAAATATTTCAAAAGGATGCATTTGATGGTAGTAGTTCTCCTGCTGGGTACCAAAGATTTTTTGATATAGAAAAGGCAGGTAGAGGAAAAGGAGCAGTAGGTATTGCAGTTACTAATGCTGGTAAAGATTATGTTGTTTTACTCACATATGATGGTTATTCTGAAGTAAGTTACAACGGCACTGTTGAAGTCCCCTAAGTATTCTTTCTTTTCAGAAAAAGGTTACAAATTAACAAAATCTTATACTATTGCGAGAACTTCTCTTGGATTAGGACAATATGCGTCTTATAAAGATTTCGGAGAAAAGTCTTGGAAGATTGGATATGGAAGTATAGAACTCAATGGTCATGCCCTTACAGCTAAAGATAAAGCTACACAAAAAGACATAGATAAACAATTTTTTTTAGATTTAAAAGAATTTTCAGAAAAATTAAAAGATTATGTCTTTGTCAATTTAAATATAAACAGAAGAGCAGCTCTTTTAAGTTTTGCTCACAGTATTGGAATTCAATCTTTTAAAAATTGTAAATTACTAGATCTAATAAATAGTTACTCTTCAAAAACTAAGGTTATAAAAGAATGGAGCCCATTTATTAATACGTATTGGATGAGTGGAGGTGATCTTATGGTTGCTAGAAGACGTGCCGAACTAGATATGTATTTTGCTGCAGATAAAGAAATACCAACCTTTTACCGTCATGAGTGTCACACTGAAGCTTGTTTATTAAATTTAGTAGAAACTTATAATGGATCTTCTAATCAAATAAAAGGAATTGAGTATTTAGAGAAAAAATTTAAAGAATTTGATCCATCTGGGGAAATTTTACGTCGGTTTTTTCGTTACTGGAACGAGAAGCCAAGTGGTCTAGGATCTCCGAAGCGAGCCAAGGTTGATCTCTAAGATAATCCAAAGCGTCAATCAACTCCATTTCAGGGGTATAGTTTTCGATTAAATCTTTATACTCCATCGTCATCCTCCTGTGGAATATTTTTTAAATGTGCAGGAGGAATACTCACATGTTTAAATCCTTCATGAAAAACTTGTGATAAATTTTTCATTTTTTCCTCATGCATTCCTATTTTAAGCAATACTAAATATCCAATCAAATCATTTACAACATCTTCATCTTCTGCAAGAAGTCCAGCACCTTGCATTATTCTGTTTAATTTATCATCAATTCTTACTAATAATTGTTCAACTGCTGATGATTTACTAAAAACTCTACAAGGTTCTAAAGCAGAATTTCCATATTTTCTATTTTTATATATTAAAAGTTCTTTTATATCATCACAAATAGCTGAGATTTTTAATTCTGATTCAGTCATATTAAGTACTAATAAAATAAATTAATGAGTTATACACAGTCTAAGCTTAGCCAAAATTATAAAGTTGACGAGCGATACAGGCAGTCTCGTGGTGGTTCAGACAATAACAGTGGTTTATCTTTTCTTAGAGGATTCACTAAAAATTTAAATTTTAGACCAGGAAGCAGTACAGATACAGACTTTCCACCTTCTATAGACAATAGTGATACTAGAAACATCAAGAATGTTATGAAAAAATCAAGTAATTACTTTTCCTAGGTGAGAAAATATATTTTCAAATCTATCTGTCTGATTAAATCCAAAACCTATTTCAGGTAAGTATATAAAATATCCCCAGTGAACAGGAGGAGATATCACGTACATTCCTTTGCCATGTATAAGATTAGACCTATCCGTTGGAAAACAGACAGGATAGTCCCACATTTCAGGGCATATTCGAAGCATTTCAGGATAGGTAGAAAAAAATAATGCTTCTTTGATATTTCTTAATTTCCATTCTCTTACTAATCTTCTAAACCATATGACACTTGGTGCTTTTGCTCCTACTCCAGCTTTTACACTCCACCTCCAAGTACCTCTTTCTTGTGAGAATGAGCATCTTCCCACTGTTGGAGGAAACAAGTAAACAGTACCAGTCCAAGGGTCATCTATATTTAGTCCATCTTCTTTAGGGGTATATATTTTTTTAGCTCGTAAAAATTCTACATTTGCACTATAGGTTGAACATGGATCTAGATCAATATCACCTAATAATGCGTCTATGTAAGGTAGATAATCACATGGAGTAAGCCAATCATCAGTTAAATCATTTATCTGTTTAGATAGATAAGGCTTATTGTTCACATCATTTTGAAACTTGCACCTTTGCTATCAATTTTGTAGTGTACTAGTGACATCTCCTTTGCATCCTGAATAATAAACAATGCCTCTTTGTCAGGATCAAGTTTTTCTGCTCTCACAATTGCTTGTTTCATAACGTCTGCTGCACCTTCCATATCATTCTTATTAAGATCATCAACAGCACAAATGAGGTTATCTACAGTCAGATAGAACATTGACTTCTTTTCATCCTCATGATCAGGTACATAAACCATCGCTCCAGGACCATCATTATGATAAAACTTGTAATAGTAATCGCACATATCTATACAAATTCTTTCTATTGTCAGTTTATAAAGCTTAGCTTCATCTTCTCCTGTAGTTTTTCCAATTAATTTGTTTAAAAGTTTAATTCTTCTATTTGTCATTTAGTTTTTACCTCTTCTACATTCTTACTATCTTTTAATTTTTTGTCAATTTTTACGAATTTAGCTAAACCTGATTTTCTTAGTGTCTCTAATAGTTTTGGTAAAGGTCTATATAAAACCACTGCTTTTTGCATATTTCCAATTTTTTTAATTAATTTACCATTTTCATCACGTAATTTAGCTAATTCACCCTGTCTGATTAAATATTCAGCGACACATCTATATCTTCTTTTTTCTGCAAGATTAATTTCAGGATACCTATCGCATATGGTGCTTGTTTTCATATCACTAAAAGTAATTCTTATCTGATCTGCTAGTGATAAACCTAATACTAAATCGGTTGTACTAGTTTCATAACCTGAAATTAGATCTAAATATCTTCTTAAATCTGCATTTGAAAAACTACCTGATGGAGGTATAAATATTTCTACTTGCTCTATTAAAGAAGAGCATAACTTTTTTCTAAAATTTTTTGTTGTTACTGAAGAAATGTCTAAATTTTTAAACCGATAACTTTGATATGTATTGTCAGGGTCTTTTAGAGGAGCATAATTAGTAGTATCTAGAATATCTAACCAATCCTCTGTTATTTCTACTGGCATTTGAGGATCATATTACATGTATCTTTTTAAAACATAGCTCACTTTTGAAAATCTTCCCAATCTTAGCTAATATCAATGAAGAAGAGATATTTTTTATCATGCGTCGCCCAATTACTTATGCTGAGTTGCTTTTACTTGCAATACTTATTCCCCTTGGATATATAGGAAGCGTTAATTTATACGAGTATGTTGAAGATAGAATTAACATAGAATGTATTTTTAAAAAGTAAAATGGGTGGCTCTAAACCATCAGCACCGACTGTAATAATGCCTGCTCAGACAAAACCTCAGCAGTTTCAAACAATAATACCTGAAAAAAGTTATAAGGATTTAGCTGAGAGCATGGGAAGAATCGAAACAGAAACAGGTAAGATTCAAGATCAAAGATATGACGAAGTAGGAACTCCTGCGGAAATAGGTGCTAGAGCAAAAGGAACAAATATGTTAGCAGCTGCAGCTTACTTATCTTCTCTACCGAAGGATGTACCCGACACAAGTTTTCAAACAACACCAAGACCTTTTGATATCACTGCAACTAAAAATGCATTTGGACAAAGAGTAGGACAAAAAATTCCAGCATCTACAGGTTCTTCTTCTGCTTCTGGAACAGCTGCTAAAAGTCAGCTAGATGCAGTCAAAGATGCAGCAAAGATGAATTTAGATAATGCTAAAAAAGAATATTTAGATGCAGTGAAACTTGCAAAGACTAAGGGTAGACCTAAACCAACTATTACTAAAGATCCTTCGTTTGCTAAGCAAGATCCAAAAGATTTCTTACCTAGACAATACAATCCAGATACTGGAAACATGGATATTGTTTAACTTATTGAACCGAAATCCAAATTAGATTCAATTCTATTTGCTACTAAACCAAAATTTATAGATTCATCAACTTGCTCTGCGACAAATCTCCAATCCAATACAGAAACATTTAAACTGATTGAATAATTAGTCTCTAAATATCTAATATCATTGGTGATTAAAAATAAATAATTACCTTTTTCTAATGTTGTTTTTGGATAATCAGTAATTAAAGAACCAGTATCATCATTTAAATAATCAATAGAACTTTCTTTATATACATACCCTTCGTCATTTATTGGTAATTCTTCTCTCCGTCCGTCTTCATGTATTCTATAGAAAGCTAAGAGAGTATTTCGATTGGTGTTTTCCTCATATGAGAACTGTGAAAAATTTTGAGTAAATTGAACGGATCTTGGGATACTTAATCTAATTTTATAAAAAGTTGTTTGTTTTCTAGTTAAACCGCCATGAGTATTTTTTATAATAAAAGACTTAAATATAGATGAAAAATCGCCCAAATCGATTGGATTATTTAAATTATCTCCTTGTTCTGCAGGTCTTGGATCAGATCCAAAATAAGACGTAGGTCCATAAGCTGTAGGACCTCCTCCACCTGTTGGGTAAGTTTCTACAAGTCCTAAATTAACAAAGCCTGTATTACTTGGTATGGTGGTTAGGAATCTGGACATTTTTGGCAGCTAGGTTTTTGTCTATTCTTGTAATACTCGAATATGTTGTCATGACTTAGTTTAATCGAGGTAATTTTTTTTGGTTCTTCGCAGTCTTTTAATTCCTTAATAGTAAGGTGTTTTGGATTACAGCAGAAAGACTCACATGAATTTTTACTAAATATTCTATATTTTCCTGTATATCCTCTACTCAACCAAAAAGCTACTCGTGGAGCCGATTGAGTTTTACCTGAATGAAAAGGAGATGGAAAGTATGCAGTAGATTCAGAATTATTCTTTCTAGTAGCTCCTTTCCAAACCCAACAAGAATCTTCATCTTTTACATCTACTTGTTCCCAAAATCTTTTTACTTGCCAATACCATCTAAAATCGAATTCTCTTACATCTACAATGCATCTTCCGCTTTTGATTTGTTTCATGCAATCAAGACACTCACCCATTATTCCAAAATTACCTATATGAGTTTTTGTATCTTTAATATGCCAAGGGCACTCTAATTGTTGATTCACGAGAAAATTTAATTTGTATTTTTTTGATTCTTCAGGAAAAGACAGAGATATTTTTTCACATATCTCTGAAAGATTATTCCAGATTTCTTTTTCATTGTAATCATTATTTCTACTATCAGCATCTTCATAAGTCTCATAAGAACAGATTCTACGCACTGAATGATATGGCAATCTATATGTCTTCGATAATTTTCTACTGCTAATACCCTTCTGACTTTCCTTTCTTAACTTACTTATTAAGAAGGTATCGATACTATTTTCGCTAATTGAGGCATTTTCATAAGCAACATCTTTTCTAGTTCCCCAATAATAATGAGCTGGATTGAGACAATAAGGAGACTGACAATAACCTTTTCTTACGATTATAGATTTTTCTGGAGTAGGTTCTCTGCCTGTTAAATGAAGAAGTAATTCTCTTGCATCTTTACCTTGATATTGAAGTTTATTTTTTTTACTCGTATTAAATCCTTCAAAAGCAGAATGTTTTATTTTTTTCATACACCAGCATTTTTCTTTTCCTAATATTTTTAATCCTGTTTTAAAGGCATTTACGAATTTAATTTGATCATAAGGGGTCAAAAGATTGTATAAAAAAGGATTTTCAGTTTGCATGCAAGTAGGGGGTATGGTGATTTTAAGTATAGAACCCTTTCATAGCAATGGCAATCGTTGAACACCCAAAACCCAATTTTTTTTGCCTATTTTAATTACTTCTAGGGAAAGTGAGGTTAGGTATGTGACTGTTAAATATTTTATATACACTCTCTTCCTATCCTCAACATACACGTAGCCGAGTAAAACACCCATTTTTTTTGTGAACTTGGGTGTTCATAGTAAACTTATTGCAAGACAATGGATTTAAAAGACAGTACAGATTAAATATGCACTAACCCTACCTACTATTTTATATATAAGAGCTCTAATTTCAAAAAATGCTGAGGTAGGGGTGGGTAATTGGTTGTACATTTTGAAAAAAAATAATATACAATCACTTCCTAACCCTAATAGTTTTGTGAATGTTAATATAAAGAAACAGTATGAATTAAAAAAAATGCCAGGATATCCAATGCAAGCTGGATTTGATCAATCAGGTTTATCTATGGATAATGACCTCGGTGATCCAAGAAGACAATCGCGATTACCTGGGGGATATGCAACTCAGGGTCAAGCAGTATCTGCACCTTATGCGGAAGCTAATATGAAAGCTGCCGAAAAGACTAATCCTATGAATGCAAAATCGCAAGAGACTCCTGTTGGAGATAGGGTTGATGAATTTTTAGGTAAGATGGGTCGTTAAAATGGGAGACAATGACTTCCCAGCAGTAATGGCAAATGGTGGAAAAAGTTTTGTAGATGGTTATATAAAACGTAAGAATTTGTATAGTCAATCGGGTTCAGATATTCCTGCTCTTTCAGTCGAACAAGACTTTGAACAAGAGCTAGGAAAACCAGCAATAGAAACAGTAAGAATTCGTAGATAAACAAAGCTTAAAATTAAATTATATATTAATCGGAGTAGATGTCACAAACAGAAGTACAGTTAATCAAAAATGGTGCAGTTGTTGATGCAGATATAAATGGAATGTCATCTTCTAAACTTTCAGGAGCATTACCAGCTATATCAGGAGCAGCCTTAACTAATCTTCCAGAAGGAGCAGGTAAAGCAAAGAATTTAATTATCAACGGCGATATGCAAATAGCCCAACGAAATGTGAGTGATCAAGTTTCTAATACGGCTGTTGGATATAAGACCGTAGACCGTTGGAGATTCCAAAAACATGGATCTCCTACTGCAGTATATAATATGAGTAAAGATACTGATCGTCCAGATGGTTTTTCAGCATCACTCAAATTAGCTACTGCAACAGCAGACGCAGCAATGGCTGCTGGTGATGCTACATATTTAGATTACCAAATTGAGTCGCAGGATCTTCAACAACTTGCATATGGCACATCAAGTGCAAAATCCATAACTTTAAGTTTTCATGTTAAAAGCACTGTAACTGGAACTTATGTTGTATGGATTTATTCAGAAGATCTTGGTAAAGCTTTACAAAAAACTTACACTATATCTGCACAAAATACTTGGGAAAAGAAAACTTTAACAATTCCAGGGGATACAGCCACAGCTCTTGGTAATGATGTCGATCAAGGTTTGATGATCAGATGGATATTAAGCACTGGTACAAATTATACAAGTGGGACTGCATATACTACTTGGAATACACTTGGTTTAAGTCCCATAGCAAATAGATACGTAGGTCATACTGCAAATGTGGCTGCAACAACTTCAGATAATTGGTCAATTGCAGGAGTCCAACTAGAATTAGGTGATGAGGCAACTGATTTTGAACACAGATCGGTTGCCGAACAGCTTTTTTTATGTCAAAGATATTTTAAAAAACAAGGCTATACATTATATGGTGGTCGTTATAGTTCAAGTTCTGGTTTTGTTTGGCATTATCATAATCCAGAAATGAGAGCTATACCTGCTTTTAACTTTACGGGAAGAGCAACGTCAGCTGGCTGGAATTATGCAAGTTATTCTGATAGTAAAGTTTTTCAAGTTCTTATGACCGCTACTTCACCTTATATTCAAGGTGGTACATGGGATGCGGAGATTTAAATTATGAATTATACTTACAAACTAGTTGCAAATACTACTCATCCTATAACTGGTAAAGAAGTAGTGAGCCAAGAAGTAATCAGAAAACCAGATGGTTGGCACATACCTTTTGATAAATACAACACTATGTACAAAGAGTATCTTGCTTGGTTAGCAGAAGGTAACACACCTGAAGCTGCAGACTGAGAGATTAGTCAATTTAAAATACTTATATAAAAGATATCTTTAAAGAATAATGCCATATGTAGGACCGCAGCCTAAACTTGGACGTAATAGGGAAGTAGATGATATCTCCAGTGGATTTAATGGTAGTGCAACTGCATTTACTCTCCAAGTAGGAGGTTCAAATGCTTCTCCAGGAACTGCTAATGATATTTATGTGAGTCTTGGAGGTGTAATACAGAATCCAAATAATGATTTTACAATAGCTGGCAGTACAATCACATTCACTACAGCACCAGCTAGTGGGTTAAGTTTTTTTGCAGTAATTCTTGGACAGAGTATAGATTCATCTGTTTCCACACCAGCTGATGGATCAGTAACAGGTATTAAATTATCCAATCCAGTAGATTTAGTAGATAACCAAAAAATTAGATTTGGAACTGGAAATGATCTTGAGATATTTCACAATGCTAATGATTCAATCATAAATGATACTGGACAAGGAGATTTAAAACTTCAATTAGGGGGAGTGACAAAATTTCAATTAGCAAGTGGAGGAGTTGCACTTACAGGAGGAGCTGCAGCAAACATAACAGCGTTATCAGATGGAGCAACAATAACAATAGACATGGCTACAGCCTGTCATCATTCAGTAACACTCGGTGGTAATAGAACATTCGCAGCACCAAGTAACCAAGTAGTAGGTCAGGCAGGTTCAATATTTATTACACAGGATGGATCAGGATCTAGAACTGCAGCATTCAACTCAGCTTTTAAATTTGTAGGTGGAACAGCACCTACGTTAACGACAACTGCACTCGCTGTAGATCGGATAGATTACATTATTAAATCCTCTAACGTAATCCATTGTGCAGTTTCATTGGATGTTAAGTAAATGTCTTTTTATGATGCAATAAGAGTTGGATCTTCAGGAGATTCTGGAGGCTATGAAGTAGAGCGTAGTTTAAGATTTTATGATTTAGCTAGTAATTATTTACAAAATACTACTGGACGAACTGAAAATACTGGTGCTTACACTATATCTTTTTGGGTAAAATTAGGGACTTTAAGTTCAAATATTGTGCATATTTTCACAGGAATGTTACCTAATGGATTAAATTCTAGTTTTGCTGCTGTAGTTTACTACAACAATAAATTTTACTACTATCACTATTCTGGTGCTGACAATGATGCAGCACAAACAGATGGAGTTATTCGAGATCCAAGTGCTTGGTATCATGTTTTAGCCAGTAAACCTGTTGGCTCAGTGGGAACTTTATATTTAAATGGTGTTGCACAATCTAACCAAACTGGTAATGCCTCAAATGAAGTTGATATTTTCAGTGGAAGATTAACAGTCGGAGCAAATTATAATTCTAGTCAGGGGTTTTATAGATATTTTAATGGTTATATAGCAGAAATGAATGTAATAGATGGAACAGCGTTAACACCCTCAAGTTTTACGGAAACAAATTCTACTACAGGACAATTAAATCCTAAAAAATATACAGGTTCTTATGGATCTAGAGGTTTTTATCTAAATTTTTCAGATAATTCTGACACGACAGCTACGACGTTAGGCAAGGATTACTCAGGAAATGGTGAGAATTTCACAACTAATGGGTTTTCTGTAGCAGTTGGTAGTGCTGTAAATATTAAAAATAATGATTCTGTTTTAGATACTCCAACTAATAATTTTCCAGTTTTAAATCCTTTAAATTTCAATCCTTTTGGAGTATCAAATTATGTAGCATCTAGTCCAGTAAATGGAAATCTTGGATGGTTGACAAATACAACTTCTAATGTAAATTATGCCGAAAGTACTATGGTTTTTCCAAATACGGGTAAATGGTATTTAGAAGTTTATGTAAACAATTTAAATATAGGTAGTAGTGTTGGTTACACACAAATTACTGTGTATGGCGACACAGGAGGAAGTAGATATTTGTGGTGGGTATATTCTTCACCTTATTATCAAATAGCTACAAATAGTACAACTGAAACTATAGGTAGCATTTCAAATGGTGATATCATACAAGTTGCTTATGATTCCGACACTGGTAATGTTTGGTTTGGTAAAAATAATACTTGGTATTTAAGTGGTGATCCTGCAAATGGTACTGCAATGTCTCCAGCTACAACAGTTGCTAATGATTATGCAAAGTTGTATGTTGCAGGAAGATCAGGAAGTGCTCAAAATACTTTAAATGTAAATTTTGGACAACAAGGATTTCTTTATACTCCGCCAACAGGATTCAAAGCAATATCATCAAAAAATATACCCGACCCAACAATCCTTCTACCTAATAAACATTTTGATACTGTGCTTTACACAGGTGATGGTGGAACACGAACTATATCAGGTTTAAATTTTTCGCCAGATTGGGTTTGGATTAAAAATAGGTCAAATGCTTATCATCATGGGTTGTTTGATGCTGTAAGAGGTGCAAATAAAGTATTAAAGTCTAGTGCTACAAGTGCTGAAGGAACTTTCACACAACAATTAATGTCCTTTAATTCAAATGGGTTTAGTCTAGGAGATAATGGTGATGGTGGAAATTACGTTAATATTAATGGACATACTTATGTTGGATGGAACTGGAACGCAGGAGGATCAGCCAGTAAAACTTATAGAGTAGTAGTTGTTTCTGACTCTGGTAATAAATATA